AATTCCTCGGCATCGCCAACTTTGACGGCAGCGGCGGTCAAAACGACCTTGTAGCCGTTGTGACTAATCACTCAACCTTAGATCGGCGGGACTTGGCGAGATCGGCGCGGATCTCCTGATACTGGGGGTTTCGACAATTGGCGAATTTTGGGGTTAATCAGTCGAGTTTAGATCGGGGGGATCCGATTTGCGGGGACTGGTTTTTGGGGGATCTAATCTTGGGGATCTAATCTTGGGGGTGGGTTTCGACAATTGGCGAAAATGATGAGCGCCTCCGGGGGGTATGTCCGGGGGCGCTTTGTGTTGGGTGTGTGGGGTGGGTGTTATCGGCGTGGGGATGGGGTTGGGCGTGGGGTTGGTGTGGTGGTGGGTCGGGGGCTGGGGCTGCGTTGTGTGCCGGTGAAGTTGTGGTTGTCGCAGGCGTTGCCGTCGTTGTTGCGATCGAGCCAGGTTTCGCCGCGTCGGAGGGCTGCTTGGGCTTCGGCTTGGGTGGCGTAGTTGGAGCAGCGGGTGCGGCGCTGGCCTGCGAGGACGGGCAAAGGGGCGGCGAGAAGGGCGACTAGTCCAAGTGCTGCAAGTGTTCTGGGCATGGTTGAGGGCTGGTAGCGCTGTCATGCCGCAGGACGATCGAAGAGAAATAGAACTGGGCCTCAACCGGCATCGCTTCAATCAGCCGGTAGAGGTTGAGGCTGGTCATGTCTTTGTGTTTGTTGCGGTATCGCGAGATTTGTTGCGCGTCGATTCCGCTGCGTTCCGCCAGGTCGGCAGCTTTCAGATCGAAGACCTGAAGGGTCTTGTTTAGCGCATCTCTCGGATCGATCACCCTTGGTTCCATGACAGCGGTTTACACCCTCAATTTTGCGTAGTGTTGTACTTATGCGCAATTGCGTGTTGACGCAATTAAAAAATGATGTCATCTTGGTTGGCGTAGAAGTTGCTTAAAAGCGCAAGTGCAATGATCGATTTTCATCGCCTTACTCTTAGACAGCTCTCAGACCTTACGGGGATTGATCGGCCGCGCTGGAGTCGCTATCTGTCTGGGAAGAAATCAATGACTACGCGCACTTTGCAGAAAGCCGCAGTAGGATTGCGGATTCCTTCCGACCTTTTGTTGCGGCTGATCAATGAGCGAATCCAGAAGGTTTCTGATGACTTGCCTAAAAAAGCAAGTTAAGATGAGCTTAGATTTCGTTGCTCAAGAGTGCAATACGGTTAACCGAACAGACTACCAGGACGAAATTCTCTATGGCTCAGTATTGGAGTCTCAATGAAAGCGCAGAAGGCTTGCTGGATCTCAATTTGAATCTGTTGGGACTGCCAGCAGAGGATGTGGCGGCGCAGCTTTGGGCGTTGCACGAGATGGTGATTCGTCGATGCGAATCGGATCGTGGACTCGCCAGAATCGGATCCTCTGAAGAATCGGATCTTTCTGGGGAATCGGATCGAGTTGAATCGAATCGGATCGAGGAATCGGATCGAGGAATCGGATCGGATGAGATTTACCTGACGTGCCCGGAGATTGCGGCAGCGGTTGGAGTCTCGGCTCAGGCTGTTCACAAGCGCTCAAAGGCTTGGACTGGGGGACGCAAGCGTAATGCTCGCGGCGGGGGTACGGAGTATCCGGTCTCTACGTTGCCTGACGATTGGCAGCTACAGGTTTTTGACTATGTATCTATCGGTGACTGAGATCGCGCAGGCGGTTGGAATCGCCGATCGCAATGTTCGGCTGCGTGCCAAGTCCTGGGACGGGGGGCGCAAGCGGGCTAAGGGCAAGGGTTTGGAGTACCCGGTGTCTGCCTTGCCTAAGGATTGGCAGCCGTTGGTTTTGAAGTATGTAGGTGAGAAGAATGAGCTTGCTGTTTTTGATCGAGGCGGATACGGCGCATGTGTTGACGGGTTCGAGCCGCCGGTTGCAGACCCACTGCGGGGTGTCGGCGATCGCCCACCGATCGACCACTCGCCACCGGTTGCTGCCAGGGGAACGGGCGTGCGCGTTTTGCACGGCGGCGCTGCAAGGGTGGACGCTGGCAAGCGTGGTGATGCAAAGCTCACAATCCTACGGGAGTGGCAACGCTTCTGCGAAGGAAAGCCCCGGCTCCAGTGCTCTTACGATTTCGCCGAGGCCTATTCGGCGGGGGTGGTAGAGGTTGACCTTGAGACCCGGAACCTTTACCCAACGGTGAGCCGAGCCACGTTGATGCTGTGGCAGAGGGCGCTGAAGGATGAGGGGACGATCGCTCTGGACGATCGGCGTGGGGGCAGCCAAGGACGGCATCTGGCGGAGGGCAGTGAGCAAGCGAATTTTGCGCTGGCGCTGCTGGTGAATCGGCCGCACTTGGGGACGGCTCAGGTGATGGATGCGATGCGGACGCGGTGGGGCCGATCGGAGTTGCCAAGTTACGCGACCCTTGGCCGCTGGATCACCGATCAAAAGCGGTCTGAGGCGTTCATTGCGGCGACGGCTCCGGATGCGTGGAAGGGCAAATTCATGGTCGCTTTCGGCTCCCAGTCGGAAGGGGTGAATCGCCCGAACCAACGGTGGGAGCTGGATTCTACGCCTGCGGATTTGCTGCTGGTGGATGGCCGGTACAGCTTGATTGGTTGCATTGATGTGTTCTCGCGGCGGGCCAAGCTTTTGGTTTCCCGAGTGAGCAAGAGTGAGGCGATCGCGCTCCTCCTTCGGAACTGCATCCAGGATTGGGGCGTTCCGGAGACGGTGAAAACCGACAACGGTAAGGATTACACCTCGCGGTGGGTCACGCGGGCGCTGGCAGATTTGAAGGTTCAACAGGATCTGTGTCCACCGTTCCAACCCTGGCATAAGCCGCATATTGAGCGGTTTTTCAGGAGTTTCTCACACGACCTTCTGGAGTTTCTGCCAGGCTTTGCGGGCCACAACGTGGCGGATGCGCAGAGGCTGCGTGACCAGCAGGCTTTTTCGGAACGGCTCTTTAAGAAGGGCGGGCCGGTGGAGCTGGGGCTGGATGCGGCGGCGTTGCAGGACTGGTGCGATCGCTGGTTGGTTCGATACGAAGCAGCTCCTCACGGGGGGCTGAAGGATGAGTCGCCGTGGCAGCGGTGGCACACCTACCGGGGTGAGCCGTTGCGGATTGTGAATGACCCGAGGGCGCTGGATCTGTTGCTGGCCCCGGCTCCGGGCGGTGACGGTCTGCGGAAGGTGCTGAAGCAGGGCATCAAGTTTGACCAGGCTTACTTCGTGGCGGCGGAACTGGCTGACCGCGTGGGTGAGCAGGTGTTGGTGCGCTATGACCCGAGCGATATGGGTCGCTGCTTTGTGTTTGAACCGTCTGGAAAGTTCCTCTGTGTGGCGGTTTGCGCTGAACGGCTGGGGCTGAATCCGCAGGCGATCGCTCAGGAGGCGATGGCGCGGCAACGGTCGAAGGTTTCGGAAGGGCGCAAGGCGCTGAAAGCCTTAGCCCGCAAGGTGAAGCCGCATGAGGTCGCCGACCAAATCCTTTACGAGGCGGCAACCCAGCAAGCCAAGCTGACGGCGTTCCCGTTGCCGACCACTACCTACGACATTCCGGCGCTGGCTGAGGCGGCGCAGGCGGTGGAGGCGCTGACGGTGAAGCCAGCCCAGGGGCCGAGCGTGGTGGAGCGGGCGGAGTTGGCCCGTGAGCAGCGGCGGCTCCAGGCGGAGGAGGCGACGGGGGCGAAGGCGCAACCGGCCTTGAGTTTGAACGCGATCGTGCCCCGCTTGATTGAGGAGTGGCGGGCTGGTCACGAGGGTGACTTGACCGAGCGCGAGTTTGTGGCGAGGACGATCGACCTGGCGGAGGGGCGCGGTGTGGCGCTCTGCTACCTGAGTGAGCTGGAGTTTCGGAAATTCCGCCAGTGGGTGCTGGCTCCAAGGGCGATCGCCAACTAACGCGAAAGCCCCACCAGTGGCTTGGCGGGGCTTCAGCAGAAAACTTTCTTCTTCCATCAATCTTACCAACCATGAAACGAAATTGGATCGTCACGAACAACGTGACTCGGTTGAACACGTGCTACCAGGAGCTGGTTCTGCGTGACCCAGGTATGGCTGGAATGGGCTTGGTGCATGGGTTTACGGGGTCTGGGAAGACGACGGCGATGACCTGGCTTCGGAACAAGTACAACGCTTGCTATGTGCGGGCGAATGCGACCTGGACGGCGAGTGCGATGACGCGGGCCCTTGCCCAGGAGTTGGGCATCCTGCCGCAACACGGGGCGGCTAAGAATTTTGAGGCGATTCGTGAACGGCTGACCCAGACGGGGCGATCGCTGATTTTGGACGAGGCGGATTACCTGCTGAAGGATCTCAAGATGGTCGAAATTGTGCGGGATTTGCACGATGAGACCTCGGTTCCGATCCTGCTGGTGGGGATGAGTGGGCATGACGGGGCGGGCATTGAACGGCAGATCACCAGCCGTCCCAAGTTCAAACAGTTGGCGCGGCGAATCCCGCACTGGGTGGAGTTTGGCCCGATCTCGCTGGATGATGCGCGGCTGTTGGCGGCGACGAATTGTGAGGTGGTTGTTGAGGATGACTTGCTGGAGTGGGCGCTGCGGCTGTGCCACGGATCGATCGGGCTGCTGACGGTTGCCCTGAGCCGGATTGAGGGGGCGGCGAAGTCGCAAGGCTTGACCCGGATTGGGCTGGAGGATTGGGGCGATCGGGCGCTGCACTTGGGCGATCGGGGAGGTGTGGTGTGAGACACGCGGAGTTTTTGGTGCTTCAGCACCGGGTGTGGGCTGCGTTGCGCCGGGGCGATCGGCTGACGGTGGCGGCGGCATCGGAGCGGTTTGGCTACAAGCCCAAGCTGGTGTCTCGTTACTTGCGGGCGCTGGTGGCGGAAGGCTGGGTGGCTCGGGAGCGGAGCTTGGCGGAGCCGGGGCAACCGGCGACGTTCTGGCTGCTTGAGGATTTGGGGCCGCTGCCGCCACAGTTTGCGCCGGGGCGGGTGTTGGTGAACCCGAATCTGGCGGGACAGGTGGCGGATCCGCACCAGCGGCTCTGGAATGCGCTGCGGATTCAGAGACGGGGCCGGTGGGCGGACTTCTCGGCTCCGGCGGAGGTGTGCCGCAGAACGACGGTGGTTTACCTCAGCGCCTTGCGGGGTGTGGGGTATGTGCAGGCGGTGCGATCGGCTGGGCGTGAGGGCTGGCTGGTTTGGAGCTTGGCTCGCGACACGGGGCCGATCGCTCCGGTGGTGCTGGCGGATGGTGTTTTCGACCCGAACTTAGACCTGCTTTTGGAGGTGAAGGATGGCACGGAATCGACCGAATCGGAGGAAGGGCAAGAACTGTGGCCGTCGCTGGACTCCAGAGGAGAACAGGGCGCTGGATGACTGGTCGGCGGCGGGCTGTGATGAGGTCGCGCTGGGGGTTTTGGCTCAGACGCTCGATCGCACGGTGCGGGCGGTGGAGGAGCAGGCCCGGAAGCGTGGGCTGTGGAAGTCCAAGCAGGGCTGGGAGCCGCATGAGGTTGCGCAGATAGTCGCGTGGGCAAAGGTTCACGGCACGAGCAGCCAGGCGATCGCCACCGGGCTGAAGGAACTGGGGCTGGATCACACCGTGGGTTCGGCTCGTTACTACCTGTACCGCGAGGGGGTGATCTTGCGGGGTGGACAGCCGGCAAGGGAGGTGAGCAGCCAGCCCGAGAACGCCGGGGAAGTCCAAGACCCTGAATCGCTGTTGCCGCCTGAGTTGCTGCCGGTGTATCGGCGGTTGCTGGACGGTCAGCGGGAGGTGGCGGACTCGATCGCTACCTATGACGTGCCCGCGTTTGTGCGCTACGTCCGGGCGGTGCAGTTCTGGAGCGAGTGCCCGGACTCGTTGCTCAAAAAGCCGTTTGTGCGGGGTTGTCCTCGGGCGATTAAGGCTTCTACGGCGCGGGTTTCGGATGTTCAGGCAAAAACCAAAGGAGGTGTGTGATGAGTCAGGAGCCGTTGCAGGAGCCGATCGAGTTGCCGTTGGAGACCCAGCTCGCTTTAGAGCAGTTCTATCGCCAGGTTGAGCAGATGTACTCGATCGCTGATTTGCAGTACGTCGCCAAGTCGTTGATTCACTCCAGCGCAATCAGAGTGCAGGTTTTGGGATTGCAAGCGAATGCGGTGATGCGCCAACAACGCGCCCTAATCACTGACCAGGTGCATGTGATCACGAGCCTGCGGGAGCAGATCGATCGGCTGAAGGCGCGGGAAGAGCGTCGGCGCAAGGGCGATCGGCTGGCGCTGGCGGTGAGCGCGGTGTTTGTGATTGCGATCGTGCTGGTGGCTTGGTTGCGGCCGGCGCTGGGCAAGGATTGCCGGGGCGACGCGCGGCGGGATTATCCCGGCTGCACAACGGAGGTGCGTGATGCGCGTGATGCTGGCTGACAACAAAGTACCGGGGCTTTCCCTGCTCGCCCGCAATCACATTTTTGTTGCTGGTCTGGTGCTGTTGAACGACAAGCCTTACTGGCTGGTGGATGCAACGAAAACGGAGTGTCACTCTGTGCTCCTAAAAAAGCTGCAAGCCAGTGATATCTCCGTTGCCCAGTTTTTGGAGGCGGCCCGTGGGCGAGCACTGCTGCCCTGGGATTGGCTGGAGCCGATCGAGTGCTTTGCGACTCACTTGCCCGACGAGGTTCCGGAGGGGTTCGCCGCCGAACCATTGGGCGAGTCGGACGAGTTGCGGGGTGAGGGGTTTGAGTACGTCGTGACGGTGGCGCTGACCCAGGATCTCTGGGAGGTGCTGTCGGGGGAGTACGACCCTGCGTTGAGCCTGGGAGACCTGATGGGGATCTTGGGGTTTCAGGGGGTGTTGTTGCCCCCAAATTGTCCGCTGTAGTTCCCAGATCAGGAGGTTGTGAGATGGAAAACCAAGTGCCGAGCTGGGCTGTGCAGCCCCAATCGTGGCCCGTGTGGGCTGGGTTCCCGCGCCTGTACCGCTTTGACGGGGGTGACGGTCAGTTTTACCTGGGGTCGGAACCGAAGGGGGGTGAGCTGTCGCTTCAGATCCTTGCCCACCGTTGGGTTGAGGGGGTTGAGCGTTGGCGGAATCCTGCCCAGGCGTATTTGGATTTGGCGTTTGTGGATGAGCAGGGCGTGATCTCGGTGCTGTCGCTGAAGAAGGACAGTGCGCTGAATCTGTGGGAGTTTTTGCTGTCGCTGAAGGTGGGCAACCACGAGGCGATCGACCCGGCGGCGGTGCGAGTGCGAGTGATTGCGGGCGAGCTGGACGGGGCGCGTGGGACGTTCTGGGCGATCGAGCAGCACGACTGGGAATTCGTTGAGTTTGCGGAGTTTCGGGACTTGCAAGCCTTCCGAAATTCGCGGCAATTCCACTGGGGTCAAATCGGTGAGGTGAACGGCTAATGGCACGTGGGAAGTCTGGCAAGGCTGGGCTTCCTGCCCCGGTGCAGGAAGCTCCTGTGGTGGTGATGTTGACGGCCACCGAAGCGGAGGAAATTTGCGGACGGATCGATCGCTCCCTCAGTGAGGCGCGGGCGCTGCTGGTGGAGTTGCACGATCGGGAAGGCTGGCGGGCGTTGGGTTTTGAGTCCTGGCGCGAGTGTGTGATTGCCAAATTTGGGCAGCACCAAAGCTATCTCTACCGGCAACTTCAGGCCGGGCAACTGGAGCAGGCGTTGGACTTGCCGATCGGGACGTTGCCCGAGAGCCACGCCCGTGAGCTGGCCAAGGTTCCACCCGAAAAGCGGGCGGAGGTGTTGGCGGAGGTTTCGCCAATTGGCGAAAAAACCACGGCAAAGGCGATCGCCCAGGCGGCGGCGACGGTCTGCAAGTTCCGGGTGGATGACGTGGTGCTCACGCCAGAGGGCAGGGCCGTGGTGACGGCGGTGCTGAAGGGAAAGGTACGGGTTGACGACGGGGGCGATGCTTTGACCGAGCACCCGATCGAGAACCTGGCCCTGATCCGCCATGAGGCGATTTTCGGCGCAGGCGAGCGGGTGATCAACTACGGGCAAGGCGACCCACGCCATGGCACGGTGCAATCGGTGCACGTGACGCAAGGGGTGGCGGTGGTTGCCTTTGACGATGGCGGCTCCGAGGGCTGTGCCCTTTGGCAGCTTGACCCGGAACCGGAGCCGGAGCCGGAAGCGGTGGAACTGGCGATCGGGGATTTTGTGAAGCTTCCCGGCTATGGCGATGAGCTGTTTGAGGTCAAGGGGATTTCGGAGACTGGCGAAACCTGCTGGATCCTCTCGGCTCCAGGGGCGGTGCATCCCTGGCAGGTGGATGAGTTGGTGGCGATCGTCAAGCAATCCACGCTGCTGGATCCTGACCTTGAGCAGGAGGATTGGGATCGGGCCTGCGAGGCGTTTAACGAGGCGGCTCTTGAGGATGCGTTCGTTGCGGAGGTGCAAAGCCTGGGGCCGTCCGCTGGGCGAGGATTTGGGGATGACCAGCCCGAGCCGTTTGACGCGGTGATGGAGGACGTGGAACTCAAGATCGTGATCAGCCGGGACATTTGGGAGGTGCTGAATGAGCTGCCCAACCCCAGGGGCACGATGGCGCGGTTGCTGGAACGTTCGTTGGCTAAGGCTTTTGAGGCAGGAGAACTGGTATGCGACTAGTGGATTTGCTGGCAGAACTGTACGGGCCGGGCGACCACAGCCAGGCCGCAGCGCGGATCGGGGCTTGGTATGCCACGGCGGGTCAGCACTTGAGCCGGTTTGAACGGCGCTGGGGTGGGGCGATGCAGGTTTGGGAAGATTCCCCCGGATCGCCGAAGCCGGAGTTTTGGGATTGGATCACCGATCGGCTGACCAAGGCAGAGAACGAAAAGCGTCCTAGCCCTTTGCCGCCAAGGGTTTGCGCCAAGCGGATGCTCTACAACTCGCTCGACAAGGGCGACGGTCTGGCGGCAGACCTGTGGGACACCTACCAGGATGAGCTGCGCGCCAAGCAGGACGCAGCGGCCAGGGCGGCGGCGGTGCGATCGGCCCCCTTGCCGGTGGCGATCGCTCCGGTGGAGTCGGAACCCGCGCAGGACAGGGATGCAATCAAACGGGCGATCGCGGAAGCCCGCAAGCTGGCTGGCTTTGGAGGTGGTCGGTGATGCTGCCAGATAGTGAGCGCAAGCGGCTGATTCGCTTGATCCACGTTGCCAAAACCCAACTCGGGCTGGATGAGGACAACTACCGCGCCGTGCTGGTGGGAGCCACTGGGAAATCTTCCTGCTCGGACATGGTGGGGCTGGAAATCAAGCACGCCTATGACGCGATGGTACGGCTGGGTTTCAAGCCTGGCCCGGCGAAGAATGCGGCCAAGACCAACAGCAAACAGGTTTCCAAGTTGCGCGCTCAGTGGATTGAGCTGCACGGGTTGGGGCTGGTGAAAGACCGCAGTGACGCGGGGTTGCTGAAATTCTGCAAGCGGCTGACGGGGGTCGATCGGCTGGAGTGGCTGACCCCGGCTCAGGCCAGCAAGGCGATCGAGGGTTTGAAAGCGATGCGCCAACGCGCGGGAGGTGGGTGATGTTTGGGGAGAGCAAGCTAGTCGAAGACTTGCGTTATGAGAACTCGCAGCTAAAGTTTTCGCTGTCGATGGTGCGGCTAGAGAAAGACCAGACAATTGAGTCTTTGCTCCGGCAAATCGAAACTCTCACTAGAGAGCGGGATTTCTGGAAAGAGATTGCCTGCTTGAGTTTGAGCGACCTGTGGAAGCTGTGCCTAGAGTCCGAGCTGTGGAAGAAAATCCACCAACCCAAGCCCCGAGCTAGGGACGCAAAGCTGAGGGCGATGTTGGCAGAGGCAAGGAAGCTGCTGAACGAAGGAGGTGAGCAGTGATTATCCGGTGCTACGAAACCCCTGAGGGGCGGGAGATTGATCTGCGTCATGGCTTCTATTCGCTGACCCTGACGGAGGGGGGCTGCGTCAAGCCCCAGAAAGATATCCGAATCCCGCTGAAGCAGTACATCACGATGCTGGAACAGGCGGCTGAAGTGGACTTTGAGGCGACCTGGGCTTCGCATTTTGAGGGTGTGCCCTATGCCCCAAGCGATCGAGCAGCGCCCTGAGTGGTGGGGCTATCCCAACATTGAGACCGGCTACGACGTGGAGGCCCTGCAAGAGGCCTGGGCCTTCATCACCGTCGCCTTTGATGTGAAGGGCTATAGCTGGGAAACCCCACGGGTTAAGGATTTCGTCGCGGAAGTGGAGCGCCGAAGTGGGGGCAAGAGTGTGGTGGGCTGTCGGCTGCCAGTCAAGGCGATTTTTATGCTCGCTGCCAAGCTGGCCCAACACCTGCAAGAGGAACCGCCCGAAGGCAACAGCCGCAACGCCGGATACGCCAGGGCGATCGCTGCCCGAGTGGAAGAAGTGAGCCTTGAGGAGGCCAAACGCCTTGCCGCTGCCGAAAGCTGACCACACGAATCGGACTGACCTCAGCCCCCTGTTGCGCCAACTGGCGGACGCGGTGGGGGTTGAGGGCGTGCTGAAGCTGTCCCGCGCCTTTGGGGGGCAGCGGCTCTACGTTCCCGCCAATCCGGGGCCGGAGCATCGGTTGAGCAAGCTTTTGGGTCAGGAGCGGGCGATCGCCCTGGCGCGGGAGTTCGGCGGTCTGCGCACCGAGAACCCTGTGCCACGGGCGTTTTTGTTTTTTCGGCGGCAAATCTATCGGCGGATTTTGCAGGATCTCGATCGGGGCGAAACCCAGCAAGCGGTGGCCCGGCGGTTTGGCTACACGCGGCAGTTTGTGAGTCTGCTCCGCCAGAACTGTGGCTGGCTGCGAGGCTATGAACCCGATGGTGCAGAATTCGCCCAAAGCCTGATTGAGCAAACCTTCTACCCTTATCGCCAATTAGCGCTCCCATTATTCTGTGAAAGTACAGCGCACCCCGGTGAGGCGATGGATCTCTCGTTCTTTGGCAAGATTGCCGCAATCCTGAAAGCGTTTAGCGTCCTGGTTTCTGAGGTCAAGGAAGCCTTGGCCGATGGCAAACTGGAATCGCAAGAGCTGGCGGAAATTGTGACCCAAGGGGTTGTGCCTTTGCTGCGGTTGGCAGGGGTCGAAATTCCGGAAGACTTGCTGGCGGATTTTGAGTCTGCGTTGGGGGTGGCGGTGCGCGATCGCGTAGCGCTATCGCTTGAGCTGGACGGCGAGTAGCGTTTGGCCCATTGTTTCTTTCCTTCCTTGTCAGCCCCTCGCCCGGTGGGTGGGGGGCTTTTGGGTAATCAGCCGATGAAAATCTTGACGGTTATTGCACAGCCTCCCCCTCCCCCTCCACTGCCTTACACCCCGTTGCCCGTCAGCGAGTCCGTCTTGCTCTTTGGCGCGTCGCTGATCGTGGGGGCGTTCGGCTTCTTCGTGACCCGTGAGGTCAAGTCTATGGACAAGCGAATTGACCGGATCGAAAACACAATCGATCTGACCAAATCGGATCTCAGCAACATTCCGCTGCAATACGTCTCCCGAGACGACTACCTGCGGACGGTGACAGCGCTCGAAGACCGACTTGATCGGCTTGAACAGAAGCTGGACGACAAACTTGATCGAATCCTTGGGCTGATTGCTCGGGAGGGCTAAGTGGAGCAGCTAACTCCCGAAAAAATGCGCCTCCGAATCCTGCGGATTTTGGATGCGTCACGGTCGATCGCGGTGGGTGAGGAGCTGTTGCTGCGTGTTCTCTTTGAACGGCAGCTCCACCCCACCCACAAATCCTTGCGCGAACACCTGGAATTCTTGCTGGAACAGGAGTTGATCACGATGGAACGGCGTGGGGTGGCGGAGTGGTCGCCCCGAATTTCCGAGCGTGGGGTGGCGGTGTTGCAGGGGCTGGAATCCTGCCCGATCGGCGTAGAGCCGCCAGGGAGGTAAGGAATGCCCAAAGTGCGGCGGCGCGGGCGCTATCGCGGCAACATCACCCAAATCCCTGCCAGCCTCCGGCAGGAGCTGGATCGGGAGCTGATCAGTCGGAACTTTTCGGACTACACCGAGCTGACCGTTTGGCTGAACGATCGCCTTGCCGAAAATGAGCTGGAGCTAACGCTTTCTCGCGCTTCAGTGCATCGCTACGGCAAGCAGTTTGAGGAGCGGGTGGAGATGCTGGAACTGGCTAGCCAGCAGGCCGAAAAGCTCAAGGTACTGTTTTCCGATGACGGTGCAAACCTGAGTGAGATGGCCTTGCAGTTAGCCCAAGGTCTCGCGTTCAACATGATGATCGAAAGCGGCGAGAAGCTTTCGCCCAAAGAGCTTTCGATGATGACCCGATCGCTCGCTGAGGCGACGCGCGGGTTTGTGAACGTCAAGAAATATCAGCAAGAGGTGAAAGACCGGGCAGAGGCGGCGGCGCGGGCCGTGGCGGCCCAGGCGCGGCGCGGCGGCCTCAGCGAAGAGACGATCGCCCAGATTGAGCAACAAATCCTGGGGATTGCCAGCCTATGAAACTCAACCCCCGCGCCTACTTCCTGCCCTACCAAGTGCGCTGGCTTGCCACCAAATCCCGGCTGAAAATCTGGGAGAAATCGCGGCGAGTCGGCGCAACCTACGTCCAGAGTTACGAGGACGTGCGCGATGCGGCGATCGCCCGTGGGGGTGTGGACGTGTGGTTCAGCAGCGCCGACGAAACCGCCGCGCGGGAATACGTCCACTACGCCAAGCAATGGGCGCGGCTGCTGGACACGGGCGCGAAGGATCTCGGTGAGCGAGCGCTGGACGACGATCGGGACGTGAAGATTTTTGGGATTGAGTTCGCCAACGGCAAGCGGATCAACGCCCTCAGCAGCAGCCCGAAAGCCTTGCGGAGTAAGGGCGGCAAGGTGGTGCTGGATGAATTTGCCTGGCACAAGCAGCCCGATGAGATGTGGGCCGCGGCTCAACCGGCTTCCCTGTGGGGTTTCCCGATGAGGATCCTGTCCACCTACAACGGCAAGGGCAACCGCTACTACCGGCTGGTGGACGAAACCCGGCGCGGGCTGGGCGATTGGAGCCTGGAGAGCACCCCGATTCAGACGGCGGTGGCCGAGGGGCTGGCGGACAAGATTGTGGGGCACGCCCTGTCGCTGGAAGACCGCGCCCAATGGCTGGCCGAATTGGAAGCCACGGTCAACGACAGCGACATCTGGCAACAGGAATATTGCTGCATCCCGATCGATTCGGCGACGGCCTACCTGACTTGGGAGCAGATTATCGCCTGTGAGTCAGACCAGGCGGGCAATCCAGCCGATTACGCCCATGGTGCGGCCTTTGTGGGCTATGACGTGGCGCGTCGCCGTGACTTGGCGGTGATTTGGGTGCTGGAGCAGGTGGGCGATGTGCTGGTGACGCGCGAGGTGGTGAGCCTGCGGAATGCCAGTTTTGCGGCCCAGGAAGCCGAGTTGGATCGGGTGTTGCGCGATTACCGGGTGTTGCGGGTGGCGATCGACCAAACCGGCATGGGCGAACCCCTGGTGGAGCAAGCCAAGCGGCGCTACGGCTCGACGCGGGTGGAGGGTGTGCTGTTCACCGGCACGGCGAAACAGGAATTAGCCCAAGGGCTGAAGCAAAAGTTTGAGGATCGGCGGGTCAGAATCCCCGCCCACAAAGCGATTCGGGAGGCCCACCATGCGGTGCGGCGGATCCTGACTTCGGCGGGAAATCCCCGGTTTGACGCGGATCGCACGGACTCGGGCCACGCGGACGAATTCTGGGCCCACGCCCTGGCGATCCATGCGGCGACCAATCCCGCGCCCCCGATCGAGTTTGGGGTGCGCGGGCTGGTGGGCGAGGCGGCTCCCACGGGGCTGGATTGGGGGATGGTCGATCGCAATGTGGTGCTGTTTTAGGAGCTTGTGACGATGGCTGACTTGCCAATTGGCGAATTTCCTCAACCCGCGCTGGACGTGCAGATCGCCACGCTGGACAAGGATCCTGAGATCGAGCTGAAGGATTACCTTGAGCCGCGCGACAAGCTGCTGAAAGAGAAGCTGGGCGGCGATTACAAGCTCTATGAGGCGCTGTCCACGGACGACCAAGTGCACGCCACCTTCCAGCAGCGGCGGTTGGCGGTCGTGTCGGCGGAGTGGGAGGTGGTTCCGGCGGGCACGGAAGCGGAGCCGACCACGCCCCAGGAGGAGGAAGCCGCAGCCCACTTGCGGGAACAGCTTGGGGCGATCGGCTGGGATGCCGTCACCGACCAGATGCTTTGGGCATTGTTCTACGGGTTCGCCGTGGCTGAGGCGATTTACACCACGGGGCCAGACGGCAAGATTTGGCTGGGCAAGATTGCCGTGCGCAAGCAACGCCGGTTTCGGTTTGCGCCCGACCTGTCGCCGCTGCTGGTGACGAAGGCCAAGCCCGAGGGCGAGCCGATCGACCCGCTGAAGTTTTGGGTGGTGAGCACGGGAGCCGACAACGCCGACGACCCCTATGGCTTGGGTTTGGCGGCGATCGTCTACTGGCCCGTGACCTTCAAACGCCAGGGCTTTAAGTTCTGGCTGAATTTCCTGGAAACCTTTGCCACGCCTGCCGCTCAGGTGGAATATCCCGTCAGTGCCACCAGGGAAGAGAAGGCCAAGGCGCTGGAGCTGGCGGCGGCGATCTCGAACGGGGCCAAGGCGACGGCGATCCCTGAGGGGCTGGTGGCGAAATTGATCGAGGCTCAGCGATCGGGCACGGCGGACTATTCGACCCTGCTGGGGATTTTGGACAGCGCGATCGCCAAGGTGGTGCTGTCCCAGACGATGACCACCGATAACGGGTCGAGCTACAGCCAGTCGCGCACCCACAAGGATGTGCGCGATGAAGTCGTCAAAGCGGACGCGGATCTGATCAACGAAAGCTTTAACCAGCAAATCGTTACCCCGCTGACCTTTTGGAACTTTGGGCCGGGCGTGCGGCCGCCGAAGGTGTGGCGACGGGTGGGCGAGGAGGTGAATCTGAAGCTCCAGGCGGAGGTGGATGACCTGGTGGCGAAACAGGGCTGGGAACGGACGGAAGAATCCATCCGAAGTCTCTACGGTGAGGGTTGGGTGCGGAAAGCGGCGGCTAGCGCGCCCGCTGTACCCGGTGCAGCCCCCATGAATGGGCAACCAGCCCCGAGCTTCGCGGAAGGTCGCCCACAGCCCCCAAAACGTGCCCAGGATGCGATCGATTTGTTTGGGGCGCAACTGGCCGATCGGGCGGGGCCGTTGATCGATGGCTGGGTGAATCAGATTCAGGGGCGGCTGAACAGCGCCGAGAGCCTGCCGGAGTTCGCTGAGGCAATCTACGGGCTGTTCCCGGATATGCCTTCCGAAGATTTTGTGGCGCTGATGGAGACGGCGATGTCGGCGGCGCGGGTGGCGGGAGCGGTGGAAGCCGATGCGGACGCGGAGTAACCGTCGGCCGGGGAACCGGTGTTTTGTCTGTGGTCGCCGCTGGGCGATGACCCCCACGGGGCGGTGGTTTTGGCTGCTGTCGGATGGAGGCGGGCTGCTGATTGCCTGCGTGGAACCTTGCGAGGGTGAGGAGCCGACCCATGGTTGATGTGGGCATTGACTACGGGCGGCTGCCGTTTGAGGAGGCGATCGCCTATCTGGCGGGCAAGACGAACCGGGACACCAAAACCTGGCGAGACATTGCGGCGGCGGAGCATGACGCGGCCTTCGTCGTGGCGGGGGCGAAGGGGGCGCTGCTGACGGATTTGCGGCGGGCGGTGGATGGGGCGATCCGCGATGGTGAATCCCTCGGGCAGTTTCGCCAACGGTTTGGGGCGATTGTGGATGCCTACGGCTGGAATCACGCTGGGGAGCGGGATTGGCGGGCAAGGGTGATTTATAACACCAACCTGCGATCGGCCTATGCGGCGGGGCGGTTTGCCCAGCAGACTGACCCGGAGGTGCAGCGGCTCCAGCCTTACGGGCAGTGGGTTCACGGGGATTCGGTGCGGGCACGACCCCACCACGTGGCGCTGAATGGCAAGGTGTTCTCACTAGATGATCCCTTCTGGCTCACAAATTATCCGCCCCTGGGCTTCGGGTGCAAATGCAAATGCCGTACCCTGAGCCAGCGCGGGCTGGAGCGGCTGGGCAAAACGGAGCCGGACGTGCCCCCGGTGGATGGGGAGCTGGGCATCACCGAGATTGACGGGAAGAAGGTGGCGGTGCGGTGGGGGCCGGATGAGGGGTTTGGCTATGCGCCGGGCGCGAGCCGCGCGGCCCAGATCCGGCAGCAGGTGTTGAAGAATTTGCCGCCGGAGATTCAGGAGCAAGTGCTGTTGGAGTCGGGGCCGTTGCCTGGTAATTCCGACCCGATGAAGGCGGCCCCACGTCGATCGGCGACGGCGGCGACGGCGGGTGAATATCAGGATTGGATTGAGGCGGGCAAACAAGCGACGGCGGATCTCCGGCGAGACCTGCTGAGCAGGGACGGCGAGCTGGCTCCGTTGCGGCGGGAGTTTACGGAGGCTCAAAACCGCAAGAAAGTGATGCTGGCAAGGATGGCGGAGCTGGAGTTGCGCCCCATGAGCGAGGAGGAGCGGGCGGAGTGGAACCGGCTCCATTCCCAAAAACGGGAGGTGTTTCGGCAGGTATCCCAGCTTGAAGCTCAGGTCAAGGAAGCCGGATTGCAAGCGATGGCGCGGTTTCGTGAGTCACTGCGGCGCGATCGTGTCGAGGCTGAGGCGCTGGCCGCGAGAATCAAGATTGACCCGATGTTGCGGGGCTACGAGAAGGAGCTGAGGTCACTGGCAGCAGATTATTTCCAAATCGCTGGGTCACGGGGGGCCGAGACGCTGAAGCTGTTGACGCTCTCTCCCTCTGGGCGGGCGGGCACTGACCCGTTGCAGGAGCGGGCAGTCAAGTTGGATGCCAGCAGAATCACAGATTCAACAGTCCTTTTTCACGAATTTGCACACCATCTGGAGTTTTCAGATCCTCGAATTGCCAAGCAGTCCTACGACTGGGTGGCTGCACGATCGGATGGCAAGGGGGTGCGGACACTCAACGAGATCGTTGGGGAGAACCGGTTTCGCGAGAACGAGGTGGCGTTTGTTGACAAGTGGCATAGCCCTTACGTGGGCAAGGACTATGTGGCGACTCCGTTTGGGCGGCGAGCATCCGAGGTGGTTTCGACTGGGCTGGAAATGTTCTCTTCCCCTGAAGGGATGTTGCGGCTTTTCCTGAAGGATCAGGAGCATTTCGAGTTGGCGGTGGGGCTGCTTTTGGAGGATGCCCCGAGCCGCAGTTCCGTCACCAGGAAGCCAGGGGCAATTCCCGAGTCAACACCCGAACCGGCTCCCAAGCCTGCACCCGCGCCGAAACCCGCGCCCGAACCGGCTCCCACGCCCGCGCCGAAACCCGTGGCGGCAACGGGCGACTTGAGCAAGCTGACCGTACCGCAACTGAAGAAATTGGCGGCGGAGCAGGGCATCAAGTTGCCGTCCAGGGCCCGCAAGCAAGACTGGATCGATGCGCTGGCTGGGGTCAATCCCGCGCCGAAACCCACCCCGGAGCCGAAGCCCACGCCCGCGCCGAAACCTGCGCCTAAGCCGGAGCCAGCGCCCGCGCCGAAACCGGTGGCAGTGGCGGATCTCAAGAAATTGACCGTGCCGCAATTGAAGAAATTGGCGGCGGAGCAGGGCATCAAGTTGCCGTCTAGGGCCCGCAAACAAGACTGGATCGATGCGCTGGCTGGGGCCAATCCCGCGCCTGCACCGGCTCCCGCGCCCACGCCTGCACCGAAACCTGCGCCTGCACCGGCTCCCGCGCCCACGCCTGCGCCGAAACCCGCGCCTGCACCGGCTCCCGCGCCCAAGCCCCCAACAACGGCGGCTGACTTGAAGAAATTCACCGTGGCCCAATTGCGGAAGTTGGCGGCGGAGCAAGGGATGCGGCTGCCCGCGAAGGCCAAGAAACAGGATCTGATCGATGCGTTGTCGGGTGGCGGGGCGAAACCCGCGCCGGAACCGGCCCCCACGCCCGCGCCTTTTGAATATCAGACCAAGATCCCCAGAAAAATTCTGGCTAAAATTCATGACGAAGCTTACAAAGCGGGCTACGCAAAGGATCGGGATAACGCCCGAATCCACAATCTGATCTGGGAAGAGGTGGTTTACAACAACAACAGAAAGGGGCTTCGTGCCGTTTCTGATAGCGAGGGAATGCCGCAAGCGCTAGCGATTGTGAAGCAACAAGGGAGGCGGCACTTGTATCTTGAGTACTTGGCGACTTCGCCCTGGAACGTCAAGGAAGCCAACGATCCGCGCCGGGTTAGGGGCGCTGGGACGGCGTTGATGACGCAATTGGTGATTGAGTCCGCGCGATTTGGAGCGGAGGGGCGGATCGAGCTAGAAGCCCTTCCGGGGGCTGTGGCGTTCTATGAAAAAATTGGTTTTGTGTTCAACAAATCTACTGAAACCATGTCTCTCAGCACAGAAGCTGCACGGAAGTTTTTGGAACAGCAGGGAATCACCGCAGAATTCTCTGAAGAGCCTGACGAGGATTACCTTGCTGAGTTGTATGACCTCGAAGACTTGGCGCAAGGGGCTTTTGCCCAGAACTCTGACGAGCGCTCGTCTCAGCTAATCAGCCCTTCGGGGACGGGTTCCCAGGGGCCGATTTCTGGGCCAGAGTAGCGGGGGTTGAGGGGCGCAAACTGGGGGAGCCGGAGGGCGAAGTGCAGATCCTCGGGGCGACAGGGTTCCCCTGGCTTAAGGTCTAGGCTGTGGCCGTATGGGCCGGTAGCCCAGCCCCAGTAGTCCCAATCCAGTTCGTAGAGGTCGCCAGGGTTAGCCTGGATTTGGAGGGGAGCCGATTGGGACTGGGATGCCGCTTCCAGAATGAGGGTTATTTTTTGCGTCTCACTGAGCTGAAGTTCCCATTGGTAAAGGGTCATGGCGATTTTGCGGGTTCAGATTAAGGCGGAAGATTTGGATCGGCGGCTGGGGCAAATTACCGCCCGTGCGGCCAATATGCGCCCAGCCTATCAGGCGATCGGGAACTATCTGGTGGGCGAGACCCAGGATCGCATCAAGCGGGAAACCAGCCCTGATGGCACGCGGTTTCGGGAGCTGACGGCGGCGACGGTGCAACGCAAGGCTGCTAAGGGACTGATTAGGAAGATTCTGCAAGCGGAGGGGAACCTGGTGGGGACGATCGCCGCGCAAGTCCAGGGGGCGGGTGTGTCGATCGGGAGTAATTTGCCGTATTCGGCGATTCACCAGTATGGCGGCAAGGCGGGCCGGGGGCGAAAAGTGACGATCCCGGCGCGGCCCTACCTGGGAGTGAACGAGGCTGACGAAGCCGAAATCGTCAGCCTGATTGAGGATCACCTCCTGAGTTAGGCGGCTAGCCAGAGGTGGTGGCTGTGGCCGGTGGTGAGCAGGGCGTTGCGCATTTCGGCGGTGCTCAGGTGCTTGCCTTTGCCGTGGGCATTGCGCCAGGTGATGCCCGCTTGGGTGCAATAGCTGCGGAGGGCTGCGGCGCGGGCGGTCTGGATGATGGACTCGACGGTGGTTTCGGGGCTGGGCACGGGGGCGAGGTGGACGGGTTCGGCGGGTTGTTCGGTTTCCGGCTCGTTTTGTGGGGCGGGAGCGGGTTCGGCGGGTTCGCTGGGGTGATTGGTCGTTGCGATCGGTTGGGGCGTTGCTGGGGCGCTTGCGGGTCGTTTGTGGCTCAGGGCCTTCAGGGTTTCGCGGGTGACGACCAGGGCGGCGAAGGCGAGGGGCACGGCGGTGATGGCGCTGTCGATGATTTCGGCAAACATGGCTGGAATCCTTAA